GTGTCAGAAAAAACAATGTCTTTTTTTGTTTCTACTCCTCCAGTAGAATATTTCTTACGCATTAGTCCACCTTTGTTTCTACCGCCTTTATAACCTGTTCCTTTTTTATCTTTACTCAAATCTCTAAATGCTCCTACGCCATCATTTGCATCTTGCATTAATTTTTTCTTTTCTTTTTTATCTTTTATTTTTTTACGAACTACTTGATTTAATTTAAGTATAGGACTTTTTGCAGGTGTGTAACCTTCTTCTCCTGCTATAAGCTGCCCTAATATAGTTTTTTCTTCATCTGTTAAACTTTTTGCATCTGATTCTAATCTAGACTTAGCATCTTCTATATATTCTTTATGTTGAGCACTTAATGCAAGAGAAGTAACATCTCCTATAAAAGGTAATTTAGTTACAAAATCATCTATTCCAAAACCTTTTAATTGTTTAGCGTACTCTAAAAGACCTTTTGGTCCTTGTACCTCTCTTGTTGTTCTATTAGGGTCTGTATAATTTCCACTTAATCTATTAGTTATATCTTGTCCTGCTAATTGTAAATCAGCCATAAATCCTATTTCTGATTTCTTAGCTAATCTATCTTGATGGGCTTTATCTACTGCATCTCGTTCCTCTTGAGTTTTAGCATTTCCATAAAATGCATCTCTATCTTTTCGTTTAGGTGTTTTAGGTTTAGTATCTTTTCCTTCTCCCTCTTCTTCTCCTTGAGAAACATAAGGAACATATCCTGCTAACTGCGTAGGAGAATGAGATATAGATACATCCCCTATAAAGGTAGCTGTAAATATTGTACCTTCATCTTGTCCATTCCAATACTGTACTTGTCTAAAACCACTTTCACCTGTAGTTAATTCATCAGGCACATTAGAAACAGTTATTCCTTCTTGGGCGTTTATAACACCACCTACAGCCATCTCTATTTCTTCTTCTTCTGTCTCTAACTCTTCTACTGAAAAGGGAAGTACATTGCTATCTTCAGAAGTCGGCATAGTAGGTGCTGCTGATTCTTCTTCTATTGGTTCTCCACCTATTCTACCCATAGAATCCATTCTAGCGAGTCCATCTTTAGCTTTTATACGTAGGTCTTCAAAAAACTTTATGCCATAAAATCTAAGTACATCCGCAGGAACTACATACTCTCCTTCACTTAACATAGCAGGTACATCATCTCGTACTTCTTCAGCTAACGAACCAGTAGGTATTTCATTGCCACTTATAGGGTCACGTTCCATACCGTCATCCATAAACGCCATTTTCATTTGTTCGTTAGTTGCTTCTGCCATTTACTTCATCCTTTAATTGTTTAAGTCTACGCAATGCTGTAATAGCCCCTTGCGTTTTCCACATAGTTTTATCGTCTGATGCTTGTTCTATTACTCTGTGCTGTTCACTAATTAAAAAGTCTATGTACTTACTGAAGTCCTGCCATTGTTGAAGGTTGTTGACCAGTACTTTCAGTGGGTTCATTATTTCCTTGTTCATTACCTGTAAATCCTTGTTCGTTTGGTAGAGGAACTTGTCCTGTACCTATATTACCGCCACCTGCTCCTGTAGGGTCATTAGGGTTAACCCCTGCTGCCATTTGTTCTTCTTGTTGTTGTGGTGAAGGTTGTTGTGGATTCATTTCTCTTAGCAACTCTGCTTGTACGGCTGCATCAGCTAATGAATTGGTTAGTTTGTCTGGGTCTAAATCCATAGACTTAGCTATCTCTCTAACTATATAGTCCATCTTAGCAAAGGGAGCTAGTACTGGATTGGATACCACTCCTAAAAATTGCATTAGTCTTTGGCTTCTAACTTCATTAGCCATTAGACTTTCAGTACCTTGAGCTTTTATCTCTAAGTCACCTCTAATCTCAGGGTCAAAATCAAATTGCATATTAAAACTAAAAAATGCTTTTCCTAATGGGGCTAAAAGATAGTCATCTACGTTTTTAACTACGTTTCTAATAGAACCATTAGCTGCAGACATCAACATAGAAATACCACTAGCTGTTCTACCTACACCTTGCACTCCAGTTTGACCATGAGCAAATGATGGAAAGCCTGTACTTTCATCTGCTAACACTCTAGCTTTGTCAAAGAGTTGCATGTTTTCTCCTGCAACATTTGGAAATTTAGTGCCAAACAGTGCTTGCCCTGGAGCACCTCCTTGCCTTCTAAATATCTTCCCTGGATATACACTCATGTCTTGCCCTGGGACTAAGTTAGTTTCATCAACTTCAATTATAAGATTACCTGAAAGTGCAGCATTATCAATAGCCATTCTCATAAAGCCATTCATCAGTGTCTGCGTGTCATCCATATTTTCAGCTATACCTACACCAAAAAAACTATACGGATTTAATTCATATGGTACAGCATAGTAAGGTATACGCACTGGTGTAAATGGATTGAGAACTAGTCGCAGTACGTTACCGTTACATATCCATATATTAACATTAATTTGGTCTATACCCTTTAAATTTTTAGGTATTTCTAATCCATTTTCTTCTAGTACTGCTGCATCAACAAATCCCCAAAACTCAAGTATCTCGTATCGTTCTGATTTTGTACTACCTGCATCATCTTCCATCTGGTCTTCCCAGTACTTACGAGTGTAGGATTCTCCCATATCTATAGATGCATCTATTGCGTCGTTTCTAAAGTAAGGTCTAGATTTTAATGCTCTTAATTGCGACCTAGACATCTTATGTCTTTCTATAATAAACTCAGCATCGTCCATATTATCTGCATCTGGGTCAGGATAAAAATTCCAAATAGATACATGACTTGTAGAAGGCACAGTTTTTACTAAAGGGTCATACTCACCCTCTTCTGTCCAGTTAGGGTATTCTTTGTCTACGGCAAATGGACCTTTCATTATACCTGTACCAAACAAAGCCATTTCAAATGCAGCGTTACGTAGTTGTTTATTTGTTCCTGATTCTTCTAACTGGTCATGTATTTTCTTTTCCATCTTTTTAGCTGCAATCATAGATGGATGAAATGTAACTTTACTTTTTGTAGTTCCTTCTCCTTCTGTAAGTTTATTAGATACAGGAGATAAAAAATCTTTTAAATAACTAAGTCTACCTGACAAGTCATCTTCAGTAGCACCTTCTATGCTTACTGAGTTGCCTTCATTATCTAGTACAAAAGGTTTAGAACCTGCAGATTCTTTTTTATTTAATTCTGTTGTAGTATTAGGAGTAATATCAAAATGAGCAGCTTCTGCAACTCCATCTGGAAGCACAGTTGGGTCTATACCTAATGGAAATTTAGAATTGCCAAATAGTACATCAACAATTTGACCATAAGCAGCTAAAGTTTTAGTTTTTGTAACTTTAATAAATACTCTAGATTTTTCTGTTTCAGTAAATTGTACGTCTGAGCCATACAGACCCCTATAATTTTTATAAGCTTTTAACCATCGCTGTTCATCATTATACCTTGACGTATCTGCTTTATTGTATTTGCCTACTACAAATGAAACTACAGAAGATTCTGATTTTAAATTATCATCGTTATCATCTATTGCCGATACATCATCTGTATCAAATAATACTTCATCTTGCTTTATTGCCATATTTTAATATCCAAATTTGGGGTCTGAAGCTTTAAATCCAGATATGTTATTCATAGGATTAAAGTCAAACAAACTGCTTCTAGGTCTTGACATAATACCATATCTTAATGCATCATACAAGTGGTCTTCTGCGTGTGTATTAATATCTTCAGGGTTTCTTTTATCTAACGGAAGTGACGGAAGTTGAGAAATAATATTTGTGCAGTTACTAAAAAATACCAAGCGAGGCTCTTCCGTAAATTCATCGACTTGCAGTCTTCTATGTATTTCGTTTTTACCTGCAACTCTACTTCCTTTACTTCTATCTGAGGGTCTCCATCTGCAACCTTTTAGTATCATCTGCTCCGCAAGAGAAGGACCAGTATCCCCACGTTTATGCCAAAGACTACTATCCAATACTCCATACCCAATTGTTCCATCATTTGCCTCTGCTTCTAGTACCATGTCTGCTAAATCTGTAGCTAAAACTTTATGCGTATATAACTCTCTGTACACTATTAATTGTTCTGCAGGACTTACAGCAATCCACACCACGCCACTGTAGCTTCCATACCCATAGTCACAAGCCCTAAATTTCTTCCAACCTTTAGGAATATCGAATGGTTCAATAACATGAATCTCTCTATTCCATTCTGAAAAAGCTGCACCCTCTGCAACATCCCAATCTCCTTCTAGTAGCTGTCTTCTTTGTTGCTCTGGCAAAGATAAAAGCATTGTTTCATAATCGCCTGTGTTTGCTAAATAAGGATTATCAAATAGTTTAGCAGGTATAAATCTGCGTTTAAATAAAGGTTGTCCTTCTTTGGTGTGTCCGTTAGGGTAACTTAATGTCTTTCCTGTTTCTATGTCTGTAGCACTAAATGCTGTATTGTATGGTGCAGGGTCTATAAACATTTTTTTAACCCATTGATGTCCTGCACCCCCTGGATTAGTAGTTGCTCTCATAGATATAGGTAAGTCTGGAGCAGGTGTACGCAAGCGAGAACGTAAGTAATTCCAAGCAAAAGGCGTTGACCACTGTGTAAGTTCATCGAATCCAATCCAACTAAAAGCTAATCCTTGATACCGTAATACATCTTCATCTCTATCTAAGTAGGAAAACCAAAGTCTGCCCCCTTGTGGTGTTACCCATTGCATCTTTCTTTCAGACCACTTAATCCCTGGGATAGCTTTAGGATATAGCTCCTGAGACTTCCAAACTAACTCTCTTAGCTCTTCTGTCGTGTGTCGAATAAGCAACCCAGAGAATTGTGGGTGTGTAATGTACCTAAGAGGGTCAGCAAGCATTGCGTAGCTCTTTCCACCACCTGCACTACCTCCGTACAACACTTCACGCTCAGAGGAAGCTAAAAACTGCGTCTGTGGACCTTTGTTAGGTTCAAATATAACCTTGCGTCCACCGTATAAATCTACTGTATCATCTACTTTATCACGAACTATTACATTAGGCTTGGATTCTATCTTCTGCTTTGTATGCACCGACTCTTTGCGTTTCGAGTTTTTCCGCTGCTTCAAGGGCTTCTTTGTACCGTTTAGCCCATTGGCGTTTAGTTTCAGCCTGTTTCTTACGTTTTCGTTCATTCTTTATTCTTTTATCTAAACCTATATGAGATATGTATCGTCCTGTAGTTTTAGTGAGCCACATCGCTACTTCTCTGTAGCTGTACTGTCTTAAATGTAACTTAGCTTTCTCTAACGCATCTAACTCTTCTTTAATCGGATGTAAGATAGCAATACTTGTATCTGTATGTTTGTATCCAAATGGTATTGTAACAGCTACTTTAGGTATTGGCAACCATTCTTTTTCTTTATCCTTATCTATTTCAGGTTCTGGTAAATCCCAGAATCCTAAACTGTCTGCTGTGCTCATTTTACTTTACGTTTAGGTTGCTTAGTTCTATTAACTTTTTGAGGAACTACACGAATATTAGATGCTCTATTGTCCATAGGATTCATATTCTTATGGTCTACTTCTTTACCGTCGCCTTTACGAACCATACCTGCTTTAGCTAATTTACTTCTAACTCTATTTCTAGATGCTCGTTTTTTCTTTTGTTCAGGTAAAGCACCATGTGTAGAGTATTCTTTTTTATAATCACGTTTATACGCCATTATGCTTCTTCTTCTTGTTCTTGATTTTTAGGTGGCAATATAAATATACCATCGGGCATACTAACTTCCATCTTCTCTGTTTTACTGTAGCCTGTTCTATCTAACAAATCTTTAGCTGCAGCCATCTTATCTCGTATACCTAATTCAGTTGGGTCGTTAAGAGCATTAGCTATAGAAAAGGCTGCTCTAGGAGCAACCCTCGCTAAGTATTCTTTAGTAGCTTCCGCTATCTCTTCTTTTAAAGAACGGATAACTTCAGTCGTTGCTGAACCATCTGAATATCCTGCTATCTGTTTAGCTACGGTTACATCACCACTTGCCTCATCAAATAATACATCTAAAAACTTTTGTTGTTTATCTGTAAGATTTCTCTTAGTCATTTTTTCTTTCCTAAGTACTTTACTTCTTTAACTGGTTTTCCTATGCTTAGCCGTTTTTTTAGCCACGTTTTTAGGTTGAGATACGTGTTGCTTACCTTGAGCTTTGCCTTTTCTTTTAGCTTTCGTAGTCGCTGCATACTCAGAAGAAGAGAGACTCTTAATAGCTGAAGTGGGAAGATAACGCTCACCAGTAGCGTTCTTACCCTGTGTAGAAGGTTTTCCACTTTTTGTTCTCCACTTTTGTTTGCCCCAATCCTTAAGACTTCTTTGACTTTTTGCGAGTGCCATTTTTTATCATGCCCCCTTTATTGTTACCTCGTAACTTTTGTAAATCTGCACCAGTTATTTTATCTTTAGGTGGAGCTTTCTTAGCTATAGCCATTTGTTTTTTTGATAATTTTTGAGCCATAGCTATTTAGTTCCTTTTGCTTTTTTCTGTGCAGCTTTACTTAATTCTTTTAAATGAAAAACAGGTTTAGCTGTTTTTGACATTTTTGCACCAGTCATAACTTTACCGTCAGGGTGTTTATGCGTTTTACCCTTCCATTCTGTGCCGTCTTTTAAATAGTGTTTTACGCCCTTCATGATTTATATCCTCCACCTTTAGCTTTATATTGTTTAGCAACCATCTGGGCTTTACGTGCTGACCACTGCCCAGAGTTACCACCCTTAGAACTTGCCTTAACTTTAGCTACTAGGTTTTTACGCATAGTTGGCTTAGTATAATTTTTAGCTGCGTTTACTGCCATTTAACAATTCCACTTTCTTAAAGACTTATTTATTCTAGAGTCAGGGTCTTTAGCTGTTTTACTAGATGTAAGTTTTTTCTTCATGCCACTCATTCTAGCACAAAACGACTTTCTTCTGTTGGCATCTTTAGAGTTTTTCTTTAGTTTTGATGGCTTAGTTGTAACGGCAGTCTTTAGCTTTGACCCTGGATTAGCCTTCCGATAAGAAGCTGCACCTTTAGCGTTTAAACCGCCAGATTTACTTTTACCTTCGCTTCTAGTCCAAGCTGCAGTCTTTGTCATTTTACTTTATCCCATGTACCTTTGCATATATTTCACTACGTCCTATTCCTAAGTCTTTTAATTCTCTATCTGAAAATCTATATAACTCACTCATTGCTGCTCGTCTAGCTCTAGCTTCTTGTGACCGTTTAAACCACTCTTTTAATATCTTAATCATTTTGTACTACCCCCTATGTTTTATGTACAAGGTAGTTATATCACATATAGTTATATCACACTACAGACAAGAATGCAAGCCTGTTATGCAGTTGTTGTTTTAGGCACTTCAACTAGAGAAGCTATTACGTGCAATCTATTAGCTGTAGCTGCTGTAACATTTACTATATCTCCAGATACTAATATTAAATCATTACTGAGTAATTCTATTGTAGTATTAGCTGCAACAGCTTTTACTTTAAATACGCTAAATACAGAACCACCATTAGTTATAGTTACCGTTATAGTGTCTGCATTGCCTGTGTCTTCTGCTACCAAGATAGAAGATACAAACGTAGTCATCAATGCAGGACACGTATATATCTTTGTAGCTACAGCCGTAGTTAAATCAAACTTAACATTTTTATATCTGGATGTACTTAGTACATTAGCCATACTATATTCCTATTGATTTATCTAAGCATTTATATTGTATTGTATGTGGTGCAGATAGTGTGTGCTGTACAGATTGTACGAATGCTCCTACCATTTTTCTGCATTGTTGCTGTGATACTGCAAGTTCCTGTGGATTAAACATCTTACAATCTACAGATTGGTCTATAGGAGAAAGAAGACATATTGTAACTAAGGGCAAAAACATATTATACGTTCTTACTTAATTCAAAGTGTGGTCCATCTATAAATGGTCTGCGTCCTTCACCTCTACGCAAATCTATATAATCATTCATAGCTTGCTCCATAGTGTACGGACAAGCTCGTAAATCATTAATATGCCAAGCTGCACCCCAACGTATACATACGTCCTCAAGCTTTGCAGCATCCTTCATAGCGTCCGCAATATCGTCGTAGACATTGAGTTCCCATGAAGCCCTCCCACCAATATACGCCATCAAGTCTACAGCTAAACCCTCTAGGTGCTTTGACTTCATGGTCTGTGACGCTCCTTTGGCTACTAGTGCTTCCTGCTCTTCTACTGTTCGCATTCCACAGATGACACCAAAGTCTATCTTTGTAAGTTCGATAGCTTTCTTGACTACTCGTACCATGTCCTCATTGACACCTGTGAGTCTGTCTAAGCTACGTTGTGAGAGAGTAAATCCCATCTTATACATCCTTTTTATTTTGTAAGCGTTCTTTATCTGCTTTTTCTTTGCAGGGTATACACACACCGTTCATCTCTGTGAACTTTTTCTTGGCGTGTGAGTATACTTTAAATACCTGTATAGGTGTTTTGCATACGGGACAGTCTTTAGCCATAGCTTCTATTTCTTTTTAGAAGCCATACCGCCATACATCATCTTGCTTTTCTTAGCCATTCCACCGCCATAGAACATGCCTGTCTTACGCATATCAGTTACTCCACCTTTATTCATAGACATACCTGTAGTAGGATTAATCTTTCGTTCTTGCATTGGCATCATTCCACCCATAGCCATCTTCTTTTGGTCTTTTCGTTTTTTACTGTAGTCATTCATCATTTTGTAATTCCTTTTTGTTTTTCGTATGTCCGTAATCCACCTAGACCCAACATACCCATAAGTACCGTCATTAAACTTCCCATATCAAACTCAGGTATAGGCGGTATATCTACACCAGTTAGGGTTACTCCGAATATTATCAACGGTGAAAGAATAAAGTGATACAGCAAAGCTATACCACATACCCATCCTACGAATGGTCTCCAACCGCCTTTGAATAAACTGCCACTTGCAGCTTCTGCTTTGTTTATTTCTAGTTGAGCTAACAACGCTTGTTGAGCATGCGTGTCAGCCATAGTCGCTAACTGATGTGCAAGTTTAGCTTTCATATCTGCGTCAGGTATAACCTTATCTAAGATACCTGATACTGGACCTATGAGAGAAGCTATAAGACTCATTAGCCACACTTACAGTCGGGGTTGTTACAGCCTTTGCCCTTTGAGGGTGTAGAACTACCTGACAAATATCCTGCGACTATACCGACAATACCTGTAATACTCATCTGTAGCAATTCTACTATGTTAGCGTCCAATGCACCACCGTGTTCATTCGCCATCATAAATTCATCTATTACGATAAGTCCTAAGAGACCCATTAAGCCTGTAGCTAGTATCATTACGATTAAAGGTTTAATTATATCCATATGTACTACTTTCCTTTTTTAAGATTGTCTACTTGACCATAATTAGCCCTAGACATATAACCACCTTGATTAAGTATACGTGGCTGTACCTTAGCATAGTTGTGTTTATTATAATCTTTGTTTTTAAAATCTAATTCCTGCTTTGCCTGTAGCCTTGGTTGTAATGGAGTTCTAGGGGCTGTGGGTATTCTACCTTTATTAGGCAACTCTCTTACAAAGGTATTCCTAGCAGCAATAGCAGCAAGTATGTCTGAATTAGGACCCGTTTGTTTAGGTGGACGCACTACACGTTTAGGTTGTGATTTAATGTCTTTAAGATAGCCACTCTTCAATTCTCGTAGAGTTTTTAATTGTTCTGGATTAATAGCTTTTGTAGAATTTTTATTTGAAGTATTAAACATATCTCTAATTTGTTCTTCAGCCATACTTGGTACTCTACGTCTATTTCTACCACCTATAAATGGTTGAGGTAAACCTATAACTCTACGTTTTGTGCTTGTACTTTTAGATTTTAAAGGTACATGAGCCATTCCTTTATGAGCTTTAACTACTTTCTTTTTCATAAATTTTCCCTTTGCTCTGTTTTAGCAGATACAGATACGGATGTACGTGTACCATTTACGTATATACCAAACCAAGCTGCACCTGCTCCTACTATAACAGATACAAACCCTGCTTGAGCATTATTAGGGTCTGGTAGGTTCATAAACCATGTACAAGTCTGATAGAATACTAACATATACGAAAGTATAAGCATACGTGGTACTATTCTCCAAGCTGATAACTTCTCAGGTGTCATAACTACAGTATCCTCGCTTACGTTTAGGGTCTAACACTTCGTTAGCAGTTAGATGACCTTCTAAATACATAGACCTTTCAATGTGGTCTAACGTGTACTTTGTTCCTGTACGAGCTTCTATTGCTTTTTGCACGTAAAATACGTCACTCTTGGGAATGTGTACTCTACGTAACGCTCTTGCGTCTTCTTTAGCTAAAGCAGCATAGAATAATTCTATTACGGAATCAGATGAGTATAGTTGTACTCTTTTATTCTTATTTGTCAACACTAATATTACTCTTTTGTTACATTAGATGTTTACATTAGATGTTATTTACACTTTTATTGTTTTCTTTAAATCTAATGTTTAGCATTTAATGTGTTATACACTAATTATACCTAAAAATAGATGTATGTCAACACCCTTTATTACATTATTTGTACTATTGTATGCATTTTATTTAAATGTGTTGCACATATACATCATATATACTAGTGACATAATGGCAACAGTACATAAAAGTGGTTAACAGCTTAAAATACCCTTCTGTGTAG